AAAGGCTATTCAGGCCAACTTGAACAACAAGAAGGCCACTACTCGAATCGCCAAAAGAGCCACAAATGCCGCTATTGCTGATCACGATGCCGCCGTAACGTCTTCTAATGAGCTGGCCAAACAGGTGCTGCTCAAGAAGAAGGCTTACGAGGAAGAGCAAGCGATGATTTGGGCGATGAGCCAAGATGAGCGTGAGGCCTATCTTGAGGCCAAGAAAGAGCAGACTGAGAAGGTTAAGGCTGAGAAGCTCAGAATGCAGAGAGAGGCTGACGAGGCTCAGGCAAGATTTGATTTGATAATGAATCTGTTTATCGGTATTGTTTTGGTTGCAGGATTGCTTTTTGGTGGAGTAGTAGTTTTGTCAGAGACCTTAACTGGCAAGTTGCCTTGGAATTAATAAGGAGTTTTTATGAGTATCGTTTTTGCGTGTGTGTTTTTCATTGCTGGATGGTTTGCTTGCTCTCTATATGTTCACTTTGAAAACAAATCTGAAAAAGAAGTTGTTTCAGAAGTAAAATCTGAATTGGTTTCCGCTGAAAGCGCGGCAAAGACAGAAGTCGCTTCTTTACAGCCTAAAGCCCCTACTCAAGCAAATTAATTTAGGGAAAGGTCATGTCAACGCCAAACACAACGCCGTTAACCTACAACGGTTACGTCACTCAAATAGGTACGATGGCAGTCGTAAACACTACGACTTCTAGCGGCGTTGTTGTTGGCGTAGATACCGCTTTTAATAACATCATTCCACAGATGCTGAACTACGCAGAATTGCGTATTCAGCGCGATTTGGACTTGCTGCCATCGCTCAATGCCAAGACTTATACTTTGGCTTACGGAAACAATCAATTGCAGATTTCTGTAAATGACTTCGTTACTTTGCAGACAATTGAGGTTACGGGAAATGATGGGTCAAGCTATCCAATCATGCCTGTAAGTAAGGAAGTCATTCAAAATGTTTACGGAATATCGTCAACGGTTGCTCCGCCCATTTATTTTGCGATGTACGGCGGAGATGCTTCTACTGGCGGAGATACTTACACCAACATTATTTTTGGGCCATATCCTGACAATAATTACACGGTGACGGTGACTGGAACGTCAAGGCTTCCTACCTTGTATCAATATGCAAACGCAGGTCAGGCTGGAACCAATACCACATTCATTAGCACTTACTTGCCTGATCTTCTCATCATGGCCAGCATGATTTACTTAAGCGCATTCCAGCGTAACTTTGGACGCATGAGTGATGATCCTGCTATGGCTCAAAGCTATGAAGCTCAGTATAAGACGTTATTAACATCGGCTGCTGTTGAAGAAGCTCGTAAAAAGTTCTCTGCTTCTGCATGGTCTTCTATGTCTCCTGCTGTTGCAGCAAGCCCCAATAGGTAAGATAAAATGCCGCATGCGTCATTAAAATTAAAGCCAGGCGTTGATCAAAACGAAACGCCAACATTGAATGAGGCAGGTATCTCAAACTGCAACCTCATTCGCTTTATTTATGACCGAAACGGAATTGGGTTGGTTCAGAAGCTTGGCGGATGGACCAAGTTTTATCCAAACACAATTAGCGCAATTCCAAGAGCTTTGTGGGCATGGGAAGATACTGAGTCTCAGTCTTATTTGGCTTGTGGAACTCAAGACTTGCCAAACACCTATCAGTCTCAATTGACCTCAATCAGTAACGGGTCTTCAAAAGACATAACGCCTAGGTCAGCTACTGACAATGTTTCTTTGGCGCTGTCTACAACTGCCGGAAGCGCTGCAGTTGTAATAACAGACACCACGATTGAAAACATTACTTCTTATGACTCCGTTTACATTCCGGTTCACATTAGCATTGGCGGTGTTGTTTTATTTGGATTATATTCATGCGATCCAAATGGATATTTAAGCCCAGACCAATACACTATTTTTGCTACTGATCAATTTGGAAACAATTTACCTGTTCCGAATACATCGACCACAGCTTATGTTCCAAGTTTAGCCACTGTTAGCGGATCAAACCAAGTAACAGTAACCTTAAACAATCATGGATTTAATGCTGGAAGCACGTTTCCTATTTTGATTCTTACGCAAGTTGGCGGATTGACTTTATTTGGCAACTACATTGTCGAAAACGTAATAAATGCCAATTCTTTTGTTATTTACGCTCAGCAAAACGCCACATCAACAACCTCTGGATCGATCAATAACGGCAAAGCAAGATACATTTACAGCTTTGGTATTGGAGCCGTTCCAGCAGGTTCTGGATATGGCATTGGCGGATATGGATCAGGAGGATACGGAACGGGTCCTGCCGTAACGCCATCAACGGGCGTTCCTATTGAAGCTAATAACTGGACCTTGGATAACTGGGGAGAGGTTTTAGTTAGTTGCCCAATACAGTCTCCAATCATATTAACTGCCGCTTCCGCTTCTGGAACTGGCTCTACCGGAACCATTAATTTTACTGGCGCTACAATCACGATTGACGTTGGCGAGACCATTACTGTTTCTGGAGTTTCTCCAAACTCTTGGAATGGGGTCTGGACGGTTACTAGCTCTACGCCTACTAGCGTTTCTTTTGCGACTACCACTACGGCAGCAATTACATCGCCGGGTACAATTTTGGTTAACAATACGCCATTCCAACCAATTTATCAGTGGGACCCATTAAGCGGAAACCCAACTTCTACAATCATTCCACAAGCTCCTCAAGTTAACGATGGAATATTTGTAGCGATGCCTCAGCGTCAAATTATTGCTTGGGGGTCTACTTTTACTGGAGTAAAAGATCCTTTGTTAATTCGATGGTGTGACGTTAACAATTATGGAACATGGATTGCTCAGATTACTAACCAAGCCGGTTCTTATCGAATACCAAAAGGTTCTAAGATTGTAGGGTGCATTCAAGGTCCGCAACAAGGTTTGGTGTGGACTGATTTGGGATTATGGTCAATGCAATACGTTGGCCAGCCATACGTTTATTCGTTTAACGAAATCGGTACTGGCTGCGGTTTGATTAGCCGCAAGGCCGCCGCTTCGATTAACGGCGTTGTCTACTGGATGGGGCCAAGCCAGTTTTTCTCGTTAACAAGCTCTGGCGTACAGGTTGTTGCCTGCCCAATTTGGGACGTTATATATCAAGACTTGGATCAAACCAATTTGGATAAGATTCGAGTTGCAGTGAACAGCCGCTTCAATGAAATTACTTGGTATTACCCAACGATCAGCGATGGCGGAGAAGTAAATGCCTACGCCAAATACAATGTCGGTTTGGGAGTATGGGATTTTGGAACATTGGGAAGATCAGCTTGGGTGGATCAATCGGTGTTAGGTCCGCCAATTGGTGCAGACCCTTTCTCTCTGTACATTTATCAGCATGAAACATCAACTGATGCTGATGGTCAGGCAATGAATTCTTGGTTCCAGACTGGCAACTTTGTGATTAACGAAGCAGACAATAAGATGTTTGTTGACGAAGTTTGGCCAGATATGAAGTGGGGTTATTACGGCGGAAGCCAAAATGCCACGATCAATTTGACTTTTTATGTCAGCGATTATGCTGGTCAGACCCAGACTCAGTACGGCCCTTTCGCATTAACCCAGAACACGACCTTTGTATCGCCTCGATTCAGGGGTCGATTAGTGAGCATTTACATGGGCAGCAATGACGTTGGCAGCTTCTGGCGTATTGGTAATATGCGCTATAGGACACAACAGGACGGTAGATACTAATGAGCGTTTCATTAACAGACATATTAACCGCTACCAAAAACGTAGTTACATCTATTAGCACTGCTGCTCAGAACTATTTGAATGTTCAAGGAGCTCAGGGCTTCCCTCATATTACGTCTGCAACTTTGGTTAAGGCCAGCGCTGGAAGAATAGCCGTTATTAGTGTAACCACTGCAGGAAGCGCTACTGGAACCGTATACGATTCAAATTCAACTTCAATGACAACAATGCCGATTTATATCATTCCAAACACGGTCGGTATTTATGTCGTGAATTTGCCCGTTAATAATGGTGTATTGGTAGTGCCAGGCACTAGCCAAGTTGTGACCGTCAGTTTCTCATAGGTGATGTATGCCGCTTAAACATGGACACTCTCAGAAAACCATTAGCAGCAATATCGCTGAAATGATCAATTCTGGCCATCCAAAAGACCAAGCCATAGCAGCCGCCCTTAACGTGGCCAAAAAGGCCGCTGGCGGCGGTTTGTACGCCAACATTCACGCCAAGCAGGAACGCATCGCTCATGGCTCTGGCGAGCATATGCGTAAAGCTGGCAGCAAAGGCGCTCCCGCGGCTCAAGCTTTTAAATTGGCTGCGCGCACGGCGAAGGCCGAAGGCGGATTTAGCATGCATATGCACAAGCCCAAAGCTCCTCATATGCCCAAGATCAAGCCGTCCGTAACGACAAAAGTGCACGTTGGCCCTATCCACAGCACCGTTGCTGGCCGAACCGATCATCTGCCTATGCACGTTCCGTCTGGATCATACGTCATTCCTGCGGACATTGTTTCCGCTTTTGGCGAAGGTAATACGATGGCTGGCTTCAAGCATATGAAGCGCGTATTCGGCGGAACGCCTTACGGCGGAGGTTCTATGCCTTATGGGCAATCTGGCGGACCCTATGGCGCTGAAATGCCTCACATGGCATCGGGCGGAGAAGTAGAAAACACTGTACCTATTATTGCCGCTGGTGGAGAATATGTACTACATCCCGACCAAGTTCGTATGGTCGGGAATGGCGATTTAGAGACTGGTCACAAAGTATTAGATGAGTTTGTTAAGCAAAAGAGAGCAGAGACTGTTAAGACGTTGAAGAAATTACCCGGACCTAAGAAGGATTAAATATGGAAAAGTCTGATGAATTAGTGATTAGAACGGCCGTCCCATCCGATCTGGATGAGATCATGCAAATAGCCATGTTGGCCTGCGAAGAGAACGGATTCTTGAACCCAAACCCAGCAAAGCTTGCCGCTGAGATATGGCCAGCATTACATCAAGATCATGGAATCTGCGGACTGATCGGCAAGCCCAACGGCAAAATTGAAGGCTTGGTATTGCTGCGAATTGGTCACATGTGGTATTCGGATAATTTGGTGGTGGAAGAAAAAGCCATTTTCATCCATCCAGAGTTTAGAAGCGCCAAAGGTGGTCGGGCTAAAAAGCTTTGCGAATTTAGCAAAAAGCTTGCAGATACACTTGGTATTCCATTGATCATTGGAGTACTATCTAACAGCCGCACTGAAGCGAAAGTTCGTATGTATGAACGTCAATTCGGTAAGCCAAGCGGCGCTTTTTTCCTTTATGGCGCGAAAACTGGCGGATGGCAGGATAGCACGGAGCATTAAAACATGGGCGGCAAAACGTCAACTAGTACCCAGGCGGTACAAATACCACCAGAAGTACTTGCTAATTATCAGCAAGCTTATGGAACGGCTCAGTCTGCTGCCTCTCAACCTTTTCAGGCTTATGGTGGTCAATTTGTTGCCCCTCTTACTGGAACTCAACAAGCAGGCATCGCTAACGTAAACGCAGCAGCAGGAGCTGCCCAGCCATACTATGGAGCCGCTACTGGCGAACTAATGGGAGCTCAAGGTGCGGCTATGCCGTATTACTCTCAGGCAACAGGGAATGTTGGCGCAGCTCAAAATGTTGGAAATGCATTGGCGGCGAGCTCTTTGGGGAGCTTGGCGCAAGGCCAATATAACGCAAACCCTCTGCAGTATCAGGCGGCAGGACAACTAAGCGGAGCATACGATCAAGCTCAGTCAGCCAATCAAGATGCTTATAATCAATATATGGGCAGCCAAGCAGCAGCCCAGCCGCTGAATTATCAAGCATTAAATACCTTGGGCGGAGCTCAGGGAGC